CGCCGCGCCAAGAGCGAGGCCACGAAGGCGAAGAAGCGGGCCGAGGCGCAGCAGCACCTCGCGAACTACCGCCCCGGCGCGGCCGCCGCCTGACAGACCCCGGACGCGAGTCGGGGCCGCCCGGACCGGCATCCGGAACGACCCCTGTCGGCTCGCTCCCCACTCAACACAGAAAGCGAGGCACGTGCCTTGAGCGCACAGGTTATCCCCCTGCGTACGGCGGAGGCTCCGACGGTCGACGCCCGGCTCACTGCGGTTGAGACGGCGATCGACTACCTGATGTTGCCGACCGTGCGGCCGCCGCTGGTCCGCGAGGACGGCGTACACGTCGTCGTCGCCGACGGCGAGCAGTTCGCTGCGTGGGTGTTCACCCTCGGCGGCGACGTGAACCGCGCGCCCGCCCTCGACGGGGCGTCGCTGTGGACGCTGCGCACCGAGACGCCGGCCCGCAGCGACGGCTCGACCGTCCGGATCCTCGTGCACGTCGCCCTCATGCACGGCGAGTTCGTGCCCGCCGAGTTCCGCAGCGAGGTGTCGGCATGACGAACCCGACCGTCGATCGAGCGGCCCGCATCATCGCCGCGGCGATCGTGCACGGCACCTCGACCGACCCCGCCCTCGACGCCGCGCAGGCACTCGCCGACGCGCGGCTGCTCGTTCCGGCACCCGACCCGTTCGCAAAGCCCGGCCGCAACCGGCCCGAACCGAGCCCGGCCGCCGTCGCAGCCCTCGCCGCGTGCGGCAAGGCGAAGCAGGCGGCCGACACCGCGCGGGCGCAGACCGAGGGCATGCCCGGCGAGCCCGACGTGTCCGCGGCCGGCGGCGAGGTGACATTCGTCGTCCACCCGCAGTCGGTCGCCGACTGGCGGCAGTGGACGCACGCCCTCGGTGTCGGCGACGCCCGCGGCGACTCGACCGGCGTCGCGATGGTCGTCCGCTGCACGTACGGCGGTGTCCGTGCCCGCCTCGTCGGGGTCGGCGTGCCCGCCCTGTACGGCGAGTTGCACGGCCGTCTCGACCGTCGGACGGCGGTACGGCCGTGAGCCTCGACAACTGGATCGCCGCCGCGATCATCGCGCTCGCTGCGATCGCTCTGCTGCTCGCTTCGTCTGCCGGGGGTTCCCAATGACTAAGCCCAACGTGCCCGTTGACGGGCCGTACCGCATCACGACCGAGCCGATCCCCACGGGCGTAACACTCGACGTCGAGCCGTTCGTGCAGCGCGTCGTGACCGACGTCGTCGAGGCGCTGCTCACCGACCGGTTCGTCGACCGGTTCGACGGGCTCGTCGACATGCAGGCGCGTGACCCGCACCTGATCGAGCGCCCCGGCGACCTTCCATTCGAGGGGCTCGTCGACGACCTCGTCGTCGCGGTGCGCACGAAGCTGCCGGTCTACGGGAGGCAGTGCACGAACCTCGCCGAGCGGCTGCTCACGCTGCGGTTCGCCGGACAGGTGCGGTCGCTCGCCGACCGCCGTGCGGCTGCCGCGCAGCACGCCGAGGGTGGTGCGGCGGCATGAGCGCCCTCGACGACGCCCGCCGTACGGCGGCCGAGTTCCTGCACAGGACGACCGGCAGCGACCGGCCCGAGTGGCGCGTGACGTTCACCGAGTACGGCGTGCACGACGAGGCGAACGCGATCGCGCCCGTCTGTACCGACCCCGACCACATGGCATCCGAGGACCCGACGGCGTTCGAGTGCTGCCCCGAGCCGATCGTCGAGGTCGGCCCGGCGCTCGCCGAGTACCTCGTCGCACTGCTGAACGCCGACCGCGAGGCGGGTGAGTCGGCATGAGCGCCCGCGACGAGCTGTACAAGTACGCCGACGGCGTGCACCTCGGCGGCGAGTACCTCGACGAGCTGCTCGGCCGGGTCGAGGCCGAGGCGGTCGCCCGCGTCACGGGATGCCCGGTGAACGGGACGCTCGTACAGGCACGGGCCGCGGTCGGGCACCTCTGTGAGGTCGAGGCCGGCGAGCGACACCCGATGTGGCGGGTCATCATCACCGACAGCGAGTCGCCGACCGGGTTCGCCCCGGTGTGCACCGCCGACGGCGACGACGACGAGCACGTGATCGTCGACGGCCCCGGCGGGCCGACCCGTGACGAGACCGGCGTCTATGACTGCTGCCCGTCACTGCAGGTCGAGACGTACTCGCCGACTCTCGCCGCGTACGTCGTCGAGCTGCTGAACGCCGACACCGAGACGGAGTCGGCATGAGTGCCCGCGACGAAGTGCACGCCGCGCTCATACGGGTCGGTTACGGGGCGCCTGCGGCCGACCGACTGCTCGACCAGGTCGAGGGCGATGCCCTCGCGTGTGAGAAGGACACCCGCGGCGAATCGCCGCAACAGGGCGAGTCCACTCACCGGCACCCGCGCCCGTGCGAGTTCCCAACGACGCTGCCCTGCACGTGCCCGCGCCCGTCGGCGCTGTCCGACGCGTCGTTCGTGCGTGCACGGCGTCGAGCCCGCATCGCCGCGTTCTTCCACAGTGCCCGCGACGGTCGCGCCGATGTGTGGGCGGGGGCGGTCCGATGACCGATCCGAAGTGGGCGCACAACACCGAGCGGGGGCGGTACTACACCGATCCCGACGGCGGGCCGGACCTGATCAGCGTCACGAACGCGCTCGGCAGCATCGCGAAACCGGCGCTCGTGCCGTGGGCGGCCGGCCTGACCGCCGACGCCGTCATCGCCGACCCGATCACGACCGCTCGCCGGGCGCGCATCGAGCCGACCGCCCTGCGGCGCGAACTCGTCGCCGTGGCGCGGGAGTACAGCGAGCGGGCGGCCGACCTCGGCACGCGTGTGCACCTGCGGGCCGTCGCGCTCGTGCTGAACACGCCGCACCCGTACGACCCCGAGGTCGAGCCGTACGCGGTGCAGCTCGCCGCGTGGTTCCGGCTGTGGCGCGTCGACTTCGAGCACGACGTCGAGGCGGTCGAGACGACCGTGATGAACCGGAAGCGCGGTTACGCCGGTACGGGCGATCTGTGGCTGTGGCTGCCGACCGGCCGGTTCCGGCGGCGGCAGCTCTGGCTCATCGACTACAAGACGAGCGCGAAGAAGCCGGCGAGCACGGTGTACGACGATCAGCCGCTGCAGCTCGCCGCGCTGCGGCACGCCCCTGAGTGGCTACTGCCCGACGACAGCAGCGAGCCGGCCCCGCGGGTGCATCGCACGGCGCTGCTGAACCTGCGCCCGCGTAGTCGCCGGTTCATCGAAGTGCCGTCCGGCAGGCGGCAGTTCCGGGCGTTCCTCGGCGCTCTCGAAACCTCCCGCTATCTGCACGACGCCCCGAGCGCGTACCCGGCGGTCGACCCGCCGTGGGCGCTGGGCGCATCCAACCGAAAGGCAGCGTGACCCATGGGCTCGCGCATCATGACCATGAAGCGGCAGGCGGCCGAACTCGGCCGGATCCGTACCGGCTACAGCCGACCGAACCCCGACCAGGGGCGCCGGCCGATCCCGGTCAAGAGCAAGACGTTCGTTCTGTCGTCGCACTCGCGCGACTACATCGCGGCTGCGGCCGAGCTGTACGGCGGCCGGGTCGAGCCGTGGACGCCGCAGAACCAATCCGTCGCGCAGTGGCGCGTGATCACCGACGCGACCGAGCTGCGGGCGATCCTGCCCGCAGGCGATCCACTGTCGCAGTCCTACGAGATGTGGTCGGGCGGCGGTTGCTCGCGCAGGTGCGACGGCGTGACCGAGCGCCTGTCGGGCGAGGCTTGCGTCTGCCTCGCCCGGTATGGCGAGGACTGGCACGAGCGCAAGGCCGACGAGGTGTGCCGCCCGACGTCCCGCGTCGGCGTGTTCCTGCCCGACCTGCCCGACCTCGGCGTGTGGCGGCTGGAAACCAAGTCGCATTACGCGGCCGACGCCCTCGCCGGCGGGCTCGACACCGTGCTGCAGGCAACCGAGGGGCGCGGGCTCATGCCCGTGCGGATGTGGATCGAGCAGCGCTCGGCAGTCCGGGGCGGCAAGACGAAGCAGTTTCAAGTCGTCATGGTCGTGCCGTCCCTGCCGAAGCTGCGGCACGCCCTGTCGGGCCCGATCAGCACGGCGGCGGCGCTCGACCCGGCGAGCCTCGACCGCCCGGCGATCGCAGCAGCGCCCGCCGAGCAACCTGACTACCTCGCCGAGGCGCGCGGCTGCCGTACCGCCGACGACGTGATCGGGGTGTGGCGCAAGGCGAGCGACGCAGGCCACGGATCCGACGAGCTGCTCGACGATCTCAAGGCGATCGCCGCAGACATCAGCAAGGGAATCGACCCGCGGACCGGCGAGGTCGGCGACCAGGACGACGACGGCCGCGACGAACTCGGGCCTGACGACGACGGCGTGTACGACGTCGAGGTGCTCGGCGAGGGCGACCAGGCCAGCGCCGAGGAACCGCCGGCCGCGCCCGCCCGGTCCTCGTGGCCGACGGCGGCGCAGCCCGGATCGGGGGCACGCCGATGACGTGGTTCCTAGACCGATGGGCCGCGTTCGATACCGAGACGACCGGCGTCGACACCGAGAACGACCGGATCGTGACCGCCGCCGTACACGCTCGCGGCGGTGGCATCGAGCCCGAGGCCGGCGAGTGGCTCGCCGACCCCGGTATCGAGATTCCCGCCGAGGCGGTCGCCGTCCACAAGATCAGCACCGAGCACGCCCGCGAGCACGGCGACCCGGCCGCGCAGGTCGTAAACGAGGTCGCGACCGAACTCGCCGCGCAAGTCGTCATGCTCGGTGCGGCGATCGTCGGGCACAACGTGTCGTACGACCTCACACTGCTCGACCGCGAGTGCCGTCGTCACGAGCTGCCGACGCTGCACGACCGGCTCGACGGCCGCCCGCTGCACGTCATCGACACTCGGGTGCTCGATCAGCGAGCCGTGCCGTTCCGCAAGCGCGTGAGCGAGAAGCAAGGCGCGCGGCAGCTCATCACACTCGCGCAGTTTTACGGCATCCCGTGGGACGACGAGGCGGCGCACGGCTGCTCGTACGACGCGCTCGTCGCCGCGCAGGTCGCCCGCCGGATCTCGACGCTCGCGCACATGCGGCGCGTCGACTGGCCCGAGCACGTGCGCGCCGAACGGAAGGTGTCGTTCCTGCCGTTCCGCGACCTGACGCTCGCCGAGCTGCACAACGCACAGATCGAGTGGGCGGCCGAACAGGCGGCCGGGCTGCAGAAGCACTTCCAGAAGACCGACCCGAACGCCGTCGTCGACGGCACATGGCCGCTGCGCCCGTGGGTCGAGCCGACCGCCGAGGGGGCACCCGCATGACCGACCGGAACATCATCGGGTTCGACGTCGACCGCAACGGCAACGCCGCGATCGTGGTCGCGGTCGAGTGCGACGGCTCGTACACCGTGCACACCGCGGGCGTGTGCAAGTCGCTCGCCGCCGAACTGCTGCGCGGGATCGCCGCCCGACTGGACGTCGAACACGGCCCGTTCCCCTGCAGCCCGACGCAGGAACAGCACGATCGGCCGCGTGAGGACGAGCCGGCCGACGCGCGAGGCGGGCGCCTCGACCGCGCCCGCGGCGTGTACCGCGACCCGCGCGGCGACTCGTGGGATCTCACGCTTCTGTGGGGCGACGAGTTCGACCGCGAGTGGAGGTGGCACGGCAGTACCGACCGGCTCGGCGAGCCGATCCTGCGGGCCGACGACGGCGAGGTGCAGCCGCTCGGCGTGCTGCGGACGCTGTACGGGCCGATCACTCCGCTGTCGGGCGGTGCGGCATGACCGACATGATCCCCGGACTGATCGCGGCCGACGAGGTGCCGCTCGACGACCGCACCGCGGCGCCGGCCGGACTGCAGGTGATCGGGCTCGACCTGTCGATCACCTCGACCGGCGTGTGCCTGCCCGACGGCTCGACGTTCCGGATCCGGACCCGGCAGAAGGACGGTCCGCGCCGAATGACGGTCATCCGTGACCGGCTGACGATCGAGGTCGCCGAGCAGCGACCCGACCTCGCCGTGCTCGAAGACCTGCCCATGAACGCGGGGCGCATGAGCCTCACGAACCTGAAGAACATGGCGTGCCTGCACGGCGTCGTGCAGGCGCTGCTCGTCGACGCCGGCGTGCCGTGGGCGTACGTGAACACGAAGACGCTGAAGAAGTTCGCGTGCGACAACGGCGGCGCTACCAAGCAGGACATGACGGCGGCCGCGTTCCTCGCGGCCAGCGCCACGTTCGAGAACGACGAGGGCGCCGACCAGGTCGACGCATGGTGGCTGCGCGCGGCTGCGTTCGACTGGCTCGGGCTGCCTTTGTTCTCGATGCCCGAGGCGCAGCGCGAGGCGCTGGGTAAGGGCGATTGGCCGGACACGTACGCGCAACGGCACGTGATGGGCGCGGCCGCGTGAGGCGCAGCAGCGCCGCACCCGGCGCCCCGACGATCCCCGGCACGGCAGTAAAGCCTCGCCGGCGGACGGCCGACGAGATCACGGCGGCACTGTCCCGGTCGGTCCCGCAGGTTCCCGATCAGGGCGACCTCGTAGACCACTGGCACGAGGTTGGTCTGCTCAACGACGGCGAGGTGAACGCCCTCGGCGGCGAGCAGCCGTGAACGGGATCGGGCCGACGATCGGCAACCCGCGCCCCGGCTACGGGATACGGATCCGCCTCGACAGCCACAAAGCGAAGAGCCTCGCCTCGGGCGACTACTCGTGCCCCTGCGGGCACGCCGAGGACGCCACCGGATACGCCGAGGTCGAGTTGCTCGCCATCCGCTACGGCCGGCACCGCCGAGACGAGTGCCCGATCCCCGAGGTCAGAGAAGACGCCGCGCGCCAGTACGCAGCTCTCACGCGGTCCATGAAGAAGAAAAGGAAGTGAACCACCATGCCCAAGCTGGACGAAGACGCCGAGGTCGAGGTGAAGCTCGACGGCGCCGCCGGGATGCTGCAGCAAGCGATTCCCGCGATCCTGCGTCGCGGACTGTTCGAGGCGCCGGGCGCCCGGATCGTCGCCGTCGTCGAGTTCGCGAGCACGACGTACACCGGTCACGCCGCCGGCGAGGACAAAGACCCGCAAGTGAAGCTCAGGGTCAAACTCGCCGAGGTCGCCACCGAGGGCGACCAGATGAGGCAGCTTCGCGAGGTCATGCGCGCCATGTACCGGCAGCGCAAGATGAACGGCACCCTCGACGAGATCGGTCCCGGCGCGGCCGACCTCGACGGCGTCGTCGCCGAGCTGCTCGCCACGCACCCGACCGAGGGCGAGTTCGAGGTGCACGAGGAGCGCAAGCGGGCAGGGCAGGGACGCCTCGGCGGCCGGGTCGAGCAGTTCGGGTGACCCGTCCCCCGAGCAGCAGTGGCGGCGCACGCCGGGTGCGCTGCCGCTGCGGCCGCACCGTACTGCGGCAGCTCGTCGGCAACCGGGCGGCTCTTGATGTGACCGCCGACGTCGACGAGTTGACCCCTACGGCGGCCGCGAGGCTGCGCGAGCCGAACCGGCTCGACTGGTGTGTGCGGACCACAAAGCAGGGGCTCGACCTGCAGTGGGCCGACTGCCACCGACGCAAGGCGGAGTGCCCCCGCCCGCACGTGATCGACCATCAGTGCACGGCGCCCCCCGGCACTGGCGCCCACGCCCACGGGCGCGGGCACAGTGGACGCCGCCCCCGTACGACCTCGGTCCCCGAGGGACAGCTCACCCTCGGATAGGAGAACCCCGATGCCATGGTTTGTCGTTGACGACAACGCCGACAGCCACCCGAAGTTCGTCGCCGCCGGGAACGCGGCGATCGGGCTGTGGGCACGTACAGGTGCGTATGCGGCCCGGCACCTGACCGACGGCATCGTGCCCGGCGACATCGCGAAGATGTACGGCTCGAAGCCACAGATCACAAAGCTCGTCGCGTCCGGGCTGTGGCACATGGCGGGGCACGACTGCGCTCACCCCAAGTGCCTGCAGCCGGCTCGCGGCGACTTCACGATTCACGACTACTTGATCTACAACCCGTCGCGCCGCGACGTCCTCGCGAAGCGCGAGCGGGCCGCCGAGAAGAAGCGACGACAGCGCTCGGGGCAGGATTCGCAGACGTATCGCGACGGATCCGGCAGCGGTCCGTACGAGAATCGCGACGAATTCGACGACGATTCGTCAACGAATGACACGCCGAAAAATGACGGTCGCGCAGGTCAGGGCGATGTGTCCCCAGGGGACGACTCGGGGACTCACGCGCGCGCGTTCCCCTCCCCTCCCCTCCCCTCCCACAAGGGGGGTGCAGGTAGAGAGTCGGCTGCAGGAGGTAGCGGGCGCGGTCGCGCACCTCTCTCTCTGATCGCCGCCGATTGGCAGCCGAACGACGACGACGTACAGGCGGCGCAGCTCGCCCGCGCCGACGGCGGCCGCGAGCAGCTCACCGCGCAGCAACTCGACGCCGTCACCCGCAAGTTCAGGCAGCGGATGCTCGACGACCAGGTGCAGGCGGCCGCATGGGGCGGGCGCTGGCAGCAGTGGGCCGAGAACGAGCGCATCGAGCAGCGGCCGGCCCCCGGCGGCAACGTCGTGCAGTTCGGCGCCATGACCAGAAGCCAGCAGCAGCGCGCCGGCCTCGACCGGCTGCGCGGCCGCCTGAACGGAGACACCGCATGAGGGTCGACGAGGTCATCGACCTACTCGAACGGATCGCCCTCGTCGACGACCGCGTCGTGCGGGCCGACGAGGCGGAGCAAGAGGCGCAGGTGACGATGTGGGCCGCCGTGTTGCGCGACGTGCCGCTGCAGTTCGCCGGCGAGGCGGTCGGCCGCCACTACGCCGAGAGCGCGTGGCCGGTCATGCCGAAGGACATCGCGAGCCGCTGGCGCGACCACGTACGCGACCGACTCGGCCGTGCGACCGGCACGTTCGAGCCGACCGATCATCCCGACGTCGACCCCGACGACCAGTACGGCAACGCCTACGTTGCGGCGCTGCGAGCCCAGCGGGTCGCGGTCGCGGGCGGCGCCGCCGAGCCCGTCGGGCTGCGCGAACTGATGCCGGCCGTCGGCAGCCGATTCGGCGGCGATCGGACCGTCGAACTCGTGCCCGCGAACGACGAGTTCCGCGAGGCGAAACAGAGCCGATTCCCGAGGCGCGAGCGGCCGGCCGGACCGCCCGAGCGTGCCGTGCACTGCCCGGTCTGCGGATCCTCGCCGGGCCGTCCCTGCCGCCTGCCGGGCAGCGGCCGCGTGATGACCGGCACGCACCCCTCTCGCCGCGACGTGTACGACGCCGCGCAGTCCACTGACAGCAAGGGAGATCAGCCGTGAAGCAACGTGATCCGCTGCTCGCCGAGTTGTACCCGACCGGCTCGTTCGGCGGGCCGCGCCCCGGTGAGCGGCGGCCGGGCCAGTCCGACCCCGAGGGGCCGCGCCGAGGTGCCGAACTCGCCGCAGCCGTCGCCGAGATCGATCACGAGAACGGCTACGGCGTGCACCTGCGCTACCGGCAGGCGGGCGCCGCATGATCGAGCCCGCCGCCGTCGGATACCTCGGTATCGCCGCCATGGTCGCGGCCGCGTGCGCCGTCGTGTTCCTCGTGGGTGCCGTCGTGTCCGCCGTCCTCGACAAGTACGCCCCGCCGAACGAGAAGGAAGTGCAGCGATGACCGACCCCAAGATGACCGCCGTCGAGGCGCTGCTCGCGTTCGCCCGCCGCGCCATTGATGCCGAGGCGGCGCAGGCGCTCGTCGACGAGGCCACCCGCGAACTGACCGGCCGGACCGTCGTCCGGCCCGAGCAGCAGCTCGTGCCGCTCCGCTTCACCGTGCGCCGACACCACGACGTGAGCGGGGTGAGCGGCGACGGAGACGTTGCCGACGGGGTGCTGTGGCCGGATGGGACCGCGAACATCCGGTGGCGCGGCGAGCACCCCTCGGCCGTGTTCTGGGATCGCGGCCGCGTGAGCGTCGAGTTCATCCATGGCCACCAGGGCGCGACCGAGATCGCGCTCGTCGACCAGGACGACGAGCAGCAGATCCCCTCACTGCCCACGCCCACGCCCACGGTCGTGGGCGTGGGCGTGGGCGTGCGCGTGGGCGTGGGCGAGAAGGTTGTCGCCGCCCCGCTGGTCGTCCGCCGGGTTCTCGAACATGCACTGCGCCGCCCCGTTCCGTGCCCGAAGTGCGAGCGCACCGCGCAGTGCAGGTGCATCGCGGACCGCACCGACGCCCGGATCGACACCGTGCTCGGCGCCCTCGCGCCGTGGCTCAACACCGGTACAGGCGAGGCGGCGTGACCCCGTACGACCACGACGACTTTGCCGACCTCGACGAGGACGACATCGAGCGACTGGAAGGACTCAGCGACGAGCAGCTCGCCACCGCGTTCGAGGCGCTGCACGGCCCGCAGCAGCGCGACGACCCGCTCGACGCGTACGCGACGCCGGTCACCCGCAAGCGCAAGCCGTGCGGCGAGGGCCGCGAGTTGCACGACCTGCCGCCCCTGTAGTCCCGCTCGTCATCCACAGATTGTGAGGAAACCCGTGGACAACTCGCGATGCGTGAGAGCGACCGGCATATGTCGGGCGGTCAGTGATGGCCGCTGACAACAGGGCGTTCGAGGCGCTCGCCGTACGGCTGCGGCTCGCAAGCGACCCCGGCTCGGTCGACATGCTGCTCGACACGTGGCTCGACTACCGCGACCGGGCAACCGAATGGGACGCCCGGCGATGGGGGTTCGATCCCGACCGATGGTTCGAGCGCGAGCGCGCCGAACTCGCAAGACGCGCCCGGCTGTACGTCGGACCGCCGCCCATGGATGACGACGAGAGCTGACACGACGGCGGGGCGCCCCAAGCCGGCAAGCACCGGGCGCCCCGTTCCCCTTCGCGGTGTGATCAGCCTACGCCCCACGCATCACAGGAGCGCTCACCATGCAGCACACCGCCCGCCGTACGACCGCCGACGACCTGCGGGTCGTCGTCGACCACTGGACCCACATGCGCGACCTGATCGACACCTCGCAGACCTCGGACACGTGGCCGCCCGCCATGGGCAAGGGCGAGTACCTGCACGAGATCGACCGCACGCGCCGCGAGCTCGACCTCGCGATCGAGCACGCGCAGCACCTGATCACCAAGCACGACGAGCACGGCCGTGTGCAGTACGAGTGCCTGCACTGCGACTACGTCGGCGAGGGCGGCGCCCACACCCCGCGCGCCGACCGCGACCCGCTGCAGCTCGGCGAACGCCCGGTGCCGCTGCGCCTGCACGTCGTCGACGCGTGCCGCGCCGTCGAGGTCGCCCTCTGTTCACTCGCCGACGAGATCGCCGCCGAGGTACAGCTCGCGCCGCTCACCCCGATGCCCGCCGTCAAGCACACCGGCTACGACACTCGCCGCGAGGCGCAGATCGCGGCCGCCGACCGAGCCCGCCGCGGCGACCTCGCAGCCGATGACGCTGCGAGCCCGTACCGCTGGTCATTCACGATGGGCGACCGGTCGGCCGTACGCGCCGCCGAGTGGCTGCTCGCCCGAGTCAACGACGAGGGCGGGCTGTGTAAGTCGATCACCGGCATGCAGCGTGCCCGCATCGCGGTCGTTGCTCGCCTCGCTGCGCGCCGTATCGAGCGGACGATCGGCAGTCTCGATGACCGGTACTCCGTGACCATGGACGACCGGCCGTGCCCCTGGTGCCGCGGCGAGCTGACCCTGCACCGGGGCGGCGGGCTGCCCGACGAGGTGACGTGCGAGCACGGGCTCGAATGCTCGTCGCCGGTACCGGTCGAGCGGGGGCGCCGTACGTGGTCGACACCCGAGCAGCTCGCCGCGCTGCAGGTCGCCCTCGACGCCGCGGTGCGGCGCCGGAAGCGGGCCGAGGCTCGGGCCCGACAGCGTGCTGCGCGGCGGGCCGCCGCTTAGCCCGGCAAGGGCGAGCACCGTCCGCAAAAGACGGCGGACGGTGCTCCCCTGGTCGGGGCTTTGTCGTACCTTTGTCCGCATGGAGCACAGACGATGACATCCCCCGCCGTACGCAAGGCGCCGGCGCCCACGTGCGCGCCGGGTCTGGTGGGACCCTGCGTGATCTGCCAACAGCCCACACACCGCTACGGCTCGGGGGGCAGCCCCTTGTGTCCCGTGTGCCTCCCCGCGGTAGAGGCACGGCAGACGAAGCGGCAGAGCTGAGTCGCCCCCCGCTCGTCGACAGTCCAGACACCTAGCGTCATACTCGAACGTGTGTACGAGCTGCCACCGGACCCGCCGCGCCTGCGCGCGATCCTCAAGCATCTCGACGAGGCGACAGCAGAGAACGCCGCGATCCATACGTACCTGGACATTCAGCGGAACAAAGTGCTCGACGCCCTGAAGCTCGCCGAAGGGGCCGCCGCGCCGACACAGTCGCCTGCCCCTCCGCCTACACCCCCAGCGCACGCGCGCCCCACAGGGCGGCCGTCGAAGCCGTTCAAGATCGGGCGCGTGCGGACACCTGATGGTCCCGTACCCGCATCGGTGCACCTTGCCGACTGCCACATGGCAGGACAGTTCCCCCACGCCGTGAACGCCATGGAAGCGCGGATTGCGATCACGGACGCCGACTTGGAAGTGTGCGCATTCTGTCGACCGGACACAGAGTTGGGCATCGACACAGACTGACATCGCGCTTCGCCGTCACCGTACGGGCATTACTGCTCGCCCTCGTCTTGCAGGTCGGTTCGTTCACCGGGGCGCAGGTCGCGGTTCTTCCAGTAGCGGCGAGCCTCGTCGAGATCCCATTCGTCACGAGTGCTGCCGGGGCGTCGGCGCGGCGCGGGGAAGTCGTCGTGATGACGTCGCCACGTGTGCAACGCCTGTCGTGACACGCCGAGTTCGACCGCGAGCCTCGACATGTTCACCAACGTCGGCGCCCCCTCGCCCGAGTCCGGCGTCGGCGACTCTTCCCGCTCTGGCATGGCGCTCATCCTGCCCTAACCTTATTGACACTGTAAAGCAGGTTCCCGTACCGTCGAACCCGCACAACCGGAAAGCCTCGGCCGGCGCTGGCACGCCATAAAGCCGCGGCGGACCGTGCCCACAACCGTCACGAAGAGGGCTGATCCGCGTGGCTGATGGTAACGGCGACCTCAACGGCTCGCCCACCAGTAGAGACCGACCAAAGCTCACCGACCTGCAGCGCCGCCTCGTCGCCGGCGTCTCGGTCGGCGCTGCCCTGATCGCCGCGATCGGGTTCGTCGGCTCGTACGCTGCCGTTCGCCGCCTCGCGCATGTGAAGGGGTTCGGCTCGTTCGCGATGATCTTCCCGGTCGGTGTCGACGCCGGGATTCTCGTACTGCTCGCGCTCGATTTGCTGCTCGTGTGGCTGCGCATGCCGTTCGCCATGCTGCGTCAAACGGCATGGCTGCTCACCGCGGCAACGATCGCGTTCAACGCCGCGGCGGCCGACGACCCGCTCGGCATGGGCATGCACGCCGTGATCCCGGTGCTGTTCGTGGTCGTCGTCGAGGCGGCACGGCACGCGATCGGCCGCGCCGCGGACATCACCGCGGACAAGCACATGGACGGCGTCCGCCTCGCCCGATGGCTGCTCGCTCCCCTCGGGACGTTCCGGCTCTGGCGGCGTATGAAGCTGTGGGAAATGCGGTCGTATGAGCAAGTGATCAAGCTCGAACAAGAGCGGATGATCGAGCGGGCTCGGCTGCGCAGGCGCTACGGGCGGCGGTGGCGCTCGAAGGCTCCCGTCGAGGCAGTGCTCGCGCTGCGGCTCACGCGGTACGGGCGCCCGCTCGCCCCGGTCGAGGGCGCGCTCGACGTCGACGACGCCCCGGCCGCCCCGCTGCCCGAGGCTGCGTACGTCGGCGGGTACGACCCGACATGGGCCGAGGACGCCCCGCAGCGTCGCCCCCTTGGCTGGGGCGCCCCAGCACTGCCACCCCCGCCCCCGGCCGCCCCCGATCAAGGCGCCCCCGAGCGCCCCGCCCCGGAACTCGATGGCGCCCCCGAGCCGGGCGCCCCGCAGGATCAGGGCGCCCCGCAGGACAACGAACCTGCCCCCGAGGACGCCCCCGAAGAACCCGCCCCCGGCGGCGAGGGCGATCCGGAAGTGCCCGACACCGAGGACGACGCCCCGGTCGGCGAGGGCGGCGACGAGGGCGACGCCCCGCGAGACGAGCATCTGCCGCCGACCCGAGACGACGCTAAGCGGAAGATCCTCGCGCTGCGGCACGAACTCGGCGCGCGGCCGAAAGAAGGGCAGGTCGTCGAGGTGCTCAGAAGCCTCAACGGCTACCCCTACACCTCACGTCGCCACGCTCAGACGCTCCGCGACGAGGTCGAGGCAGACGAACGCAAGCGGCTCGAACGCGAGTCGCCCAACGTCCGTTCGCTGACCGGCACATGACGGTCTCACCGTGACTGCAACTGCAGTCGCACCGCGCCCTTCCCCCCTCGCACCGGCCAGGACCAGGACACAGACACACCCCGGATCGCAACGACCGCAGTCGCAGTGAAGGAGCAACACCGGTGTCAGACACCACAGCACCGCCCGCGCCGACCGCGGCCGCGCCCGAGCCTCCCGTCGAAGCGGCCGCCGTGCCGCCCGCGGCCGCGCCCGAACCCGCCGTCGAGCCGGCCGCCGAGACCGAGACGCGCACCCGTCGTCGCCGCGGCGGCGTGCCAATCGAGCCGCTCGTGATCGGAGCCGGAAACGGAACCGCTGTAGCGGCGACCGCCGCGTTTCAGGCGGCCGGGCCGATGGGACTCGCCGCCGCTGCCGGAACCGCTGTTGTCCTCGCGGCCGGCGGGATCGTCCAGCGCCGCCGCGCTGTTCACCGCCGCACCACTACCGGGGCGGGGCGCGTACGGGGCGGGGCGAGTGCCGCGAGTCGAGGGCGAACTCGGGGCGGGGCGTCCGGGGGCGTGTCGGGGCGGTCCGCTGCAGGGCGGGGCGCTCGTACCGGGGCGCGGGGCGGGGCGGGACGCATGCGGCAGGGCGCCCTCGGCTCGCTCGGCGGGCGGGGCGCGGGGCGGGTGAAGACGCCCCGGCTCAAGTCGCCCAAGAACGGCCGGACGTACAAGCGCCCCGGCGGCAAGGGTGCCGCTTCGCCCTCGACGTCGTCGACCAGGACGCGCACGCCCCGCGGGGGCGGCCGGCTCGGATGGGTACGCCCCGCCGCGAGCGCCGCCCGGCGCGGCATGGCCAACACCGGCCGCGGACTGCGCACCACGGGGCGCGGCGTCGCGCGCACCGCCCGCGGTATCGGTCGCATGGGGCGCTTTGCTGCCGCCCCGGCTCGCGCACTGTGGCGCAGGACCGAGGCGGCGCGACGAGCTGCTGCTCGCCGAGTCGTCCGCGCCGCGGGCGCGGTGTGGGATGGCGCCCTTGCCGGGCTCGCCGGTCTCACCGCGGCGTTGTGGCAACGCAGTTGGCGAGGCGGACTCGCCACGTTGCGCGCCGTGTGGCAGCGCCGCCGCCGCAACCGTGCCGCGCGTCAAGCGGCGAACGGTCCCGTCATGACCGGCCCGACGATCGCGTCGGCCCCGGCCCCGATCGCCCCGTACGTACGCCGCCCGACGACCGTCGGCGGTTCCCCCTCGATCACTGGAGGACGCATGTCCGGCGGACATCACTTCCTTGCACCCGCAATGGAAATGGAACGCATAGCGACGACCTACACGCCCGACGGCATGATGCAGGTCGGCCGCGACTTCGCGGCGCTGCCCGACGCGCTCGAACATGTCGCGAACTCGATCAAGATCTCGACGGCGCGGGCCGACGCCGAGCAGCCGCTCGACCCTCGGATCGTCGACATCATGCAGCAGATTTACCAACTGGAGATGAAGGCGGCGCAGCTCGCCCGCGACCTCGCGCCCGCGTTCCGGAAGCTGCACGACCTCGACATCGCTCGCCTGCAAGCGCCGCGCAAGGGCCGACAGGGCGAGTCGCAGTGGGACGTGCGCGCCAACGCCGACGCGAGTCTCTGAAAGGGCAGACAGTGCAGATCGATTGGGAATCGGGGCACGGTCCGTTCACTGCCCCGCTCAGCGCCGCCGGTTCCGCGCTCGCCGCCTCGTACGCGGCGAACGCGGCCGGCGCCTCCCCCTGGTGGGGTGCCGCAGTGGCGGGCGCCGGACTCATCGGCTCACACATCGCGGGCCAGCAGTCCGGCGCGAGCCGAGGCAGCCTCGTACTCCGTGCCGCCGCATGGGTCGGCGCGGGAATGTGGTGCTCGTGGGCAATCACCGCCGGCCCATGGACGATGAACTGCCTCGAAGCGCTCGGGGCAGGCGCTGTCGGGTTGGGCGCCGCCCTCGCCGGCAACCGCACGGCACGACGCCGCGCCGCCGAGCAGCTCGCCGCCGAGGCGGCCGCCGCCGAGTACGCCGACGTACAGCGCAGGCACCGGGCGATCGCCGCCGACTGGGCCGCTCGTTTCTCCCGCGTGAGCGGCATCGACGGCGTGCAGGTCGTCGGCGTCGAGGTGTGGGACAGCGGCGGCATGACGCTCGAAGGACGGTTACCCGAGGGCGGGTACACATGGCGCGACATGCAGCGCTGCGGCGACGGTCTCGCCGGCGACGCACGGCTGCCGAACGGCTGCTCGGTCGAGATCACCGAGGGCGCCGACCGCGGCAGCTTCCTCGCGAACGTCGAGACCTCGAATCAGATCGCGAGCGGGCCCACGCCGTACCCCGACGACTACTCGCCCCGCTCGATGAACGACGGGCTGCAGCTCGGCCGCCACAAGGACGGCAGCGAGTCGGCGCCGTGCGTCCGGGAGTTGACGGCGATCTTCACCGGCCGGAAAGGGTCGGGCAAGTCGAACCTGATGAACGTGGCGCTCGCCGGGCAACTCCGCATGATCGACGTGCTCGTGTGGGTGATCGACCTGAACGGCGGCTCGCTCGCGCTGCCGTGGCTGCGCGCGTGGCACAAAGCCGGGCGCCCCGGCCGACCGCCGATCGATTGGGTCGCCGACACCCCCGAGAAGGTGCTCACCATGGCCGAGGCGCTGCTGCGCATCGCGAAGGCCAGGAAGCCCGGATACGCCGACCTGCAGATCGAGGCGGACGACGACAAGATCCCCGTGAGCCCGACCGTGCCCGGCATCATCGCGAACGCCGACGAGGTTGCCGAGCTGTACTCGGGCAAGGCACGCAAGGACCCGATCCTGCGCAAGGCGGGCGACGTGCTGCTGCAGGTCGTCGAACTCGCCCGCGCCGTGGCGTGCAACGTCATCGCCTCGGCGCTGCGGGCAACTCAGGATGTGCTCGAAGAGCCCCAGCTCGTCGCGCAGTCCGGTCTCAAGATCGCCATGAAGAGCGACGAGCGCGAGATCGCGTACCTGATGGGGTGGAGCGACAAGATCTCGCCGGAAGACATGCCCGTCGCCGGTACCGGCGCGGTCAAGGTTCTCGACGACCCCGCGCGACCCCTGGTCGTGTACCGCATCACTCCGAGCGAGATCGCGAAGATCGTCGTCGCGACAGCCGAGTACCGGCCTGAACTCGACGAGCTGTCGCGGGCGGCGGCCGGCAAGGCGTACGAGCAGCGGTGGGAGAACACCGAGCACCTGTTCAACGGCGCCGTACTGCCCGCGCCGGCCGCCGTCGCCGTCCTCGACGAGCCCGTCGTCGAACAGTCGGGGCGCGAGGGATGG